TATTACCAATTACGCAGGGATGCTGCGGGATGTCCGGTCAGAGATTGCCGATGCTACCGTAAAGTATGGGAAAGACAATACTCTCACCTATTCCGACATGCAGCGGTTCAACCGGCTTAAAAAACTCAATACCAACGTTGAAGCCATAGTCCAGGATTACCAGAAAGATTCGTTTAAGAATGTGAACGGAGCGTTCAGGGAAATAGCGGTTGTTGGGTTTGAAGGCGCCGCTCTTCCGCTCGCTGATGTCGCCGGAATAACCGCTCCAAAAATAACCGGCAAGATGGTGCAGGAGATTCTGAACCGTCCGTACGACGGTATCACCCCGGCAGAACGGGCTATCCTGCGCACTCGAGACTTGGGTGTCCGGGTACGGGCGACCATTGCCAATACCCTCACTCAGCAGGGGACGCTGGCAGATTATAATAAGGGCATTAAGACGGTGATGGAGAAGGATCTGGTTAAGACCGTGGGGTATATGGAAGGAACCGCCCATTCTATCGGCTCATACGGGATCCAGACGGCCATAGGTTCTCTAAAGGTGGAAGGTATCAGGGTAACCAAAACGTGGGTGACTGCCGGAGATGATAATGTGAGAGATGCACATATCCTGCTGGACGGTCAGACGGTAGAAGGCGATGAACTGTTCGAGATACCGTCGGGGGAATGGGCCGGATATACGGCGGATGGGCCGGGACTCTTTAATGAACCAGCACTTGACTTTTTTTGCCGATGTTTTCTGGTCGCGGGAGTTCAGGGCATCGAATAGTTAAGCAAAAGTATTTAACCAACCGCAGACAATAATGTTTTATATTGGGGGCGTTCCCCACTCTTTTTCCGTGACTTATAACAGGCACGTGTTCGGGCGAACCCAATGAGGATCGTTATATGGAACCCACTATCCCATCTCAGGACTCTGTTAAACCAGAGGCCACGGAACCAAAACAGGAACCTTCGGTTATGACGGAGGAAACTGTCAGGAAACTGATTCAATCTGAAACCGATAAGGTCCGGACGAAATATTCGCAGGAACTTAAAGAGAAACAGGACACGATTGAATCTTTACAGAAAGAGAAGATGACTGCCGCCCAGCTCCGTGAGTATGAGCAGAAACAGTTAACTGAACGGCTCGCCGCCAAAGAGAAAGAACTGAACGATAAAGAGGTTAGTATCCACGCCCGTGACAAGTTGGTTGCGGAAGGGTTAGACATCTCGTTTGTGGAGTTCGTCAAGGCGGATACCAAAGAGAAAACGGAAGAGCGGATTAAGATTCTTAAGACCAAAATCAACGATTATCTCAAAACGTCAATGGATGACAAGCTCAAAGAGCATGGCCGCGACCCGCAGAAAGGCCGCGATCAGGTTACCCAGCCCGCTATCCTTGGCATGACCCCGGCACAGATCCAGCAGAAATCACGGGCAGATCCGGAATGGTTCAGGAAGAACGAATCCGAGATTCTTGCCGCTGTTGCTGCCGGTACGATTAAGAAATAACCTCTTTTCCGTAAAGGAGAAATTCAAAATGGCAATTAACAACTTTATCCCTGAAATCTGGTCAGCAAAACTGTTTTCAGATTTCGATAAGGCGTTTGTGTTCAGCAACGTCGTCAACCGTGATTATGAAGGCGAGATTTCCGGCGCAGGAGATACCGTCCACATTAACGCGGTCGGACCTATCACCGTCAACACTTACACCAAGAACAGCACTTCGAACATCTCGGTCCAGGACCTCACCGGACTTCAGACCGTCCTCCAAATCGACAAGCAGGACTATTTTGCGTTCCAGATTGACGACGTGGATACCGCCCAGACGAAACCCAAAGTTATGGGTGAAGCCATGCGGAAAGCCGCTGTTGCCCTCGCGCAGAAAGTTGAAACTAACCTGTCAGGACTTTATACGGATGCTGGTGCTACTGTCGTATCGACTGCATGTGGACCTACTGCTGTTACGGAAGTCCTTGCCAACATTCACCGGGCATTAGATGAGAACGACGTTCCCCGCGCTGGTCGCTGGATAGTAGTTCCCCCGTGGATGCAGACCGTAATGGTTCAGGCCGAGATCCTGAAATGGGTGGGTACTCCTGCCGGTAACGGCGGAGCATCTAACGGGTTCGTTGGCGATATCCTCGGATTCAACGTTTACACCTGCAACTCCCTTACGGAAACCACGGCGTCGGGTTCAACAGGCCGCCAGCACCGTGTAATGGCAGGGACCAACGACGCGATCACGTTTGCGAACCAGATCGTCAAGACCGAAGCATACCGGCAGGAAGGCAAGTTCAGTGATGCCGTCAAGGGTCTGCACGTCTATGGCATGAAAGTCGTCCAGCCCAAAGCTCTGGTCTGCGCAACGCTCACGGAGAGCACCGTTTAAGGAGGTTTAAGAAATGGCTAACACTGCAATTTATCCAATTGACCTGCTCCGGAACTCCTCAGGACTTTCCCCGACAACCGACAGCATGTTCTCGCCGACCACTACCGTAACCTACGAGGTCAAGATGGCGGATTCCGACAAGATAAGTATATTCGTCACATACCTCGCAGCATCGTCTGTCTCGTCCGTTCGAATGAAGATCACACCCCCGTCATCCACTGATGGCGCATGGGGTTATGGTGTCGGATCGGGACCGCTCGGGACCACGGGTGCAAGCACCTATTTCACCGTGTTCACCAACGATTTCCCGATTGCCGCATCGTCCGATTCAAGGACTTTCTTCGGCCCGTTTGAGTCTGCCCGGTTCGGTTCACTCTCAACCATCACCGCTATGTCGGGATACCGGACAATGAAACTCACCTTTGACGCAACCACCGCCAATGGCAGCACCAGCATTGGAAGCACGTCATGCACGCTTGCTACCGTCGCTACCACCATCCACGTGATTGCGTTCAAGATGCCGTGATAAGAATACAATAAATCCACAATATTTTTCTCATCTCTATAACTGAAGGAAAGGAGTGCTGCGATAAGACAATGGACTCACCAACGGAACCTACGGTACCACCTATCGAACAGAAAACCGAAGAACTGCTGAAACAGGCCGAAGCGGTCATAACGCCTGTATCTGCCGAAGACCAGAATCGTATTATGGCAATGTTCCCCCCGATGGGAACCACAGCGCCGAAGATTGCACGGTCAATGGCAGAACTGGATAAACTCAACCCCCCGGAACCTATAAGGAAAGCGATATATCTCGATGAACAAGGGAACCTCCTACCCGAATGGGTGCAGGTTTCCAGGATGTATCATCGCCCGATTAAGAAAGTCGCTATCTGCGGGTTTGCAGATACGGTGGTTGATGCCCCGTATACTGATCCTACGTGGGAGATCTGGGGGTTAAACGACCTTCATGCCCGTATCGTCACGTTTCCCGGCGGCAGGTTCGACCGGTGGTTTGACCTTCACGACCTTGATAACATCAACGAAGATGTCAACCTCATGCGGAATAAAGGTATTATGCCGCCGGAGAATATCGGGGTTAACGGTCTTGCCAAACTTAACGTTCCGGTATATATGCAGGGTCGCACGGTCCACGTTCCGAACTCCATACCGTTTCCGTTGAAAGAGATTACCGCGGCATTCCCTTATGGGTCCTACATGACCAACTCTATCAGCTACATGATCGCGCTGGCTATCTTTGAAGGATACCAGGAAATAGCCATCTACGGGGTAGACATGGCTGTTGGCGATGAGTATGTAGCTCAACGCCCGTCATGCGAGTATTGGGCTGGTATTGCAGTAGGCCGGGGTATTAAACTGTATATCCCTCCATCATCCGACCTGCTGAAATGCGCCTGTATGTATGCCTTCGAAAGCAAGAAACAGAACGAGTTCGAAACCAAAGTTGCCCGCACGATAGACGAGATGTTGAAACGGCAGGCAGGTATCAACGAACAGCTGAACCAAGGCCAGCGGGCGTTATGGCAATATGAAGGCGCTGTAGGTGCCCTCAGAGAGATGAAAAAAGTCTGGTCAAATTGTGGAACGTCGTTATCACCAAACCTGAAAACGAGTTAACAACCCTAACATGAGGGGTCAGCATGATAACCACTTTAGAAGTATGCGATATGTTGGGCATGACAACCGCAAGCGCCAAATACGCTCAAGTATCTGCCCTCCTACCCCTTATCACGGTACAGATAAATGATTACTGTAATGGCGCATTTAGCCATCAGGTAAAAGAAGAACTTATAACTTTCTCAGCTATCGGGTCTTCGGGGTACAAGTCGCTGGTGTCCCAACCGGTTATACCCGGTTCGGTTTACGTTACATCAACCGCACGGGATACCGCTTATTACGGCGACTGTATGAACACCCAGATCGCTTATCCCCGGATTAATATCCCTAGTACTTACGTTGAAGATTACCGGATGGATTACGAGAGCGGCAGGATATACGTTCCTACTACCGACAGCCAGATCGGATCTACGGATAGTGTGCTCGTCACCTATTCCTACATCGACATCCGGGGCGGCGGTAAAATAGCGGCTGCCAAACTGATCGAACAGACCGTATCCCGTCCTGCTGGAGTATCGGCGGAATCAGTAGGGTCGTTAAGCAGGTCATATTACACTGGCGATACCCTTGACCCATCTATCAAAGTCCTGCTCGCACCATACCGGCGTATGGGGTGGGTGTAATGTCCCACATGGCCGGGCTGCTGGACAAATGGTCACACCAGACCATCACCATCGAACACGCAGCCGCTACGTGGGACGCTGAGGGTAACCCGGTACTCGGGACCAGCAGCGCCAACACCGGGATTATCCAGCAGACCAACAAACTCATCACCGACACGAACGGGCTTGAAAAAGTCAGCACGTGTCAGATATTCCTCTCCGGCAACTCGACTATCGGGTATAAGGACAAGATCACCCTCCCCGACGGGTCACAACCGAAGATCCTGTCTATCGAATATATGCCGGACTTCGACGGAAACAACGAGTATGTGCGGGTGTGGACATGAGCGACCGTCCTCATACTGACCGGGAACTCCTGTTAATGATCCACGAGAACGTCAAGGGGTTAGTAGAATGCAAAGATGACCATGAGAAACGTATCAGAACCCTTGAAAGCTGGCAATGGAAAGCCACGGGAGCGGCAACCGCCGTGTCCGGGTTCTTCGGCACTATGGCCGGGCTGTTCCTTGGGAAAGGTGGGAGCTAATGACGGGCGTTAAGATCGTTGGTGTTGAAGAACTCAACGCCAACCTGCTCGCTCTCAAAACATACCTGCCGAAACAGTTAGGTTGGGCGATGCGGGGGGAAATGGACGCCATAGCGCAGGACTCTATCAAACAGTGTCCTTACGATGACGATAACCCTCACCTTGATTTCCCGCACCTTGCCGACACGATGGTAGTCAGCGGCCCAGACTTTGATGGGGATAACATCACCGTGGGTATATCTTACGGTAATGAGTCGGACAAAACGGGAGTATACGCCATCATCCAGCACGAAGATTTGTCCCTCCACCACACCCATCCCGGCACAAAAGCTAAGTATCTCGAAGATCCGTTCACTGCCAGGGCGAAATATATACCGGCAAATGTTGTCCGTGGCGTAACAATAGAAGTTAAAGGCGGGGACTATTCCCCGAAAGCCACGCCCGGCGGCGCTTCGTTCCAGAGTTTCACCAATTCAGACGTTGCCTATGCCATGAGGGACAGGTATAATGTTGGTCAGCAGTTAGGGAGGTTCGCATGAACGCCCTTTCTGATATCAGGGTTTGGTTGACTTCATCCAGTACCGGCTATGCGCAAGTCGGTCCAGGATCAACCGCATGGACAGTTTATCTTAACAAACGGCCTGCCAGTACCGGGAACTTCATAGTGCTCCACCAATACGGCGGAATGGCACCAACCGCCATCGCTGACGGCACTATCGACAATCCCCGTATCCAGGTCGAACTTTTAACCGCCGTCACCAGCGACAGCGGATATCAAACCGCACTGGCAATTCAGAACCGGCTGCGGTATGTATCGAACATGTGGATCCCTACAAGCAGTACCGGCGACC